TATATGTAGAACTAAGAGTAAATGTTGTATTTCCTCCTGCTGAACCCCCAAAACTTTGACCCGCGCCTATAGTATAGGTGCCTCCATTAAACACTTTTGCTTGACCATACAGCAACATCGCCTTCCCACCAGCCCCTCCTTCTGTATTCCAACCGATTTCGTTATCTGCTGAACCCGCATTACCACCACCAAGCAGATATATCCAAACAAGGTCTGTATCAGCTAGAGATCCTTTAGACCAAGTTCCACTAGTTGAATAAGTGTTTGTTGGTGAACCCCAATTAGAAGGAAAAACAACATCGTAATCTGTTGAGCTGGCTGATTCACCATCTGTAATTCCATAACCTGCTAAGGTAGTTGGAGTACTTGTTAAATCAGAAAATGCTACAGGCGCTGCTAAGGTTCGTGAAAGTCCTAATTTTACCCAGTTCGCACCATCATATTTCCAAGTTTTTCCACTTAAAATATACGTATCACCCGTCGTTGGATTTGTTGGATATGACATTCTCGTTTCTCCTAATTACTTATATTCTATTCAGGTTTAGTAGGCCAAGTCACATTTGTGGGAAAACCTTCTTGAAGAGGGACATCTCGTAAATCCTGAAGATACTCTCTCCATTCATTAGTGATACCTGTAGTTGTTAATAGTTTGAGGGTCTCTTTATCTGCTATAGAGAGTAAAGTATTGCGTTCTAACCTCCTGTTAGCCTCAAGATTAGGTTCCACATTAGTGTACTCAGGATACTCACTCAGATCAGTATCAATAGGCATCGTAATTTTAGTTCCATCTGTGAGATGGTATAATGTTTTATAATCCATATTACCTCTTAGCTGTAGTATTCTATTATTATCATAGATGCTTGGACTCCGTTAGAACCTCCTTGAGCGCCATGGTCACTTGGTTTATTTGGGTAGTTAGTCACACTGATGAAATTGGCTTCGTAAGAGGATCCAGAAGTGTTTGACCCATATTGTGGATGGCCATTATTATTAGGGTGGGGGTAAGTGAAACCCTTGAAATTATCAATAGTTTCTAATGGGACAACGCCGGCAGCTTCTGTAGTTCCGGCATATCCTCCGAAAGTTGAACCGGAAGCATTAGTTCCTGTTCCAGTTCTTGAGCCGGGTCCGCCACCACCGCCACCAACACCACCAACACCGGAACCGCCATTCGCGTTGAAAGTTCCACCAGAGGCAGTGCCCGGTGATGTAGAGCCATTAGAAGATGGATAACAATATAAAGTAGTAGTACCATCTGTAAAGGTTGTGGTTGTTGGAGTCTGAGTTGATGATGGCGTGTTTGCTCCACCTGTTGGTACGTGATGACCTGCCCGTGATAATAAATAAGTATATGTTGAACCACCGTTGGTGAACTTATGTTCAGAATAGGCTCTACCTCCTGTACCTGAAACAGTGCTATACTGTGTAAGGTTTGAGTAGACATTTGTATTACCAGAACAACCAGAGGCGCCCCATAACATCACATGAAACTTTGTACAAGTTGCAGGTGGCGTGTAAGTACCACTTAGATTAGCTGACATATACGAAGCCGGCGATAAGTAAGTAAAAGTAGCTGCATTTGGAAGTGCGATATTAGATGACCAAGAGGAGATCCACGCAGGTGATAACCCTGTGTTGTTCCATTTATTCCCATCAGAATCGTAAGTATAAGAGTACTGATTAAGGAACATTAATGCTCCATCAGCAGCACCATTAGCTGCAGTTAGTGTAGTAACATGAGCAGAACCTTCAGCGTCACCAGAAACTGAGAGTGATCTTATATCGCTTATCCAAGCACCGGCATCAGTACTATACACAAACGAACCACCTGAGGTTCCATCAAACCAAGTCGAACCATTTGATGGACTTGAAGGTGCTGTAGATGATAGTACAGTGCCTACACTGGAGGATGTTGCGCCATCTGTAATTCCGTAGCCGGCTAAGGTAGTTGGAGTACTTGTTAAATCAGAGAATGCTGTATCTGCATGTACAGTTTGTGAAAGTCCTAATTTTACCCATCGCGAACCATTGTATTTCCAAGTTTTTGATCCTAAAATATATTCGTCACCGGTTGTCGGGTTTAATGGATATGGCATTCTTTTTTTCTCCTAATTATGCATACTCTATACGGGTTTAGTAGGCCATACAATTGTGTTTGGGAATTCTGCTTGACTTGGTACGTCTCGTAAAAGTTGTCTATATGTCGCCCATGCAGACTTATCTACAGGAGAGTCATCAACTTGTGTCCAATCTGAAGTCATCAATAGTCCGTCTCGCTTTTGGCGGGCTAAAACTTCTGGTGCAATAAGCTCAGGTTCTGGATCAGGTTCTACAACGGGTATATTCTCTACAACCCATCCTGAACCATCCCACTTAGCAAGTTGGCTGTCAGTTATTGTTGGTGGTGCAGTCTCTACACAACCTGCTGGGATAAGCCAGTTAGTGCCATCTAAAGGGTCTCGGTCTGCTGATGTAGTGCCTACATAAACACCATTTAAATCTGTTTGATATACGTTCATACCAATGTCTCCTTAATATTTAATACAAGCTAGAAATGCTATGTTTCGTGGGCGGTTTTCAGAAGAGTTAGAAGTTGCACCCTGAGAGGTTGTGGTGATTGTAGAGGCTGACCCACCGCCAGTTGCGACAACCATTCCGTAACTAAAGCCGCCTGTGTTGTTACCACCACTAGTGAAAGAGTGATTGTGGGATTGCATCTGATCAGCCTGTGCTGACCCAAATGCACGGCTGGTATCAATACCACGACTGTCATCCCAGCCGCGCATAAATTCACCACGAAGATCAGGGACATTAAATGTAGAAGATCCATCACCAGCACCATACGTAGTTCCTATTGCCGTAAACAAATCAGCATAAGTCGTTCTTGATACAGCAGCACCGTTAGCCTTAATATAGCCTGTAGGGGCTGTGTTAGCGGAATGATAAATTAATGTACCAGGAGAATTTGCTACACCAGCACTACTACCGGATGCAAACGTTGCTTGATTAACCCAGTTAGTGCCATCGTAGGTCCAAGTTTTTGATCCTAAAATATATTCGTCACCGGTTGTCGGGTTTAATGGATATGGCATTACTGTTTCTCCTTAATATTTAATACAAGCAAGTAGGGCTACGTTTCTTGGACGAGTTTCTGATCCGCCAGTGCTACTTGTGGTAACAGTCCCTGTTGGGGAAGAAGTCCCCTGCAGTGGTACGCCGCCAGCCCCTGTATTATAGTGTGTTGAGAATGTGTGAGTGTGTGCCTTTAGTTCATCAGCTTGAGATGAGCCAAAGTTACGACTGGTATCAATTCCACGGCCGTCATCCCAACCTCTGGGAAACTCGCCACGAAGGTCAGGGACATTAAAAGTAGAAGATCCATCACCTGTGCCAAAAGTTGTACCAATGGCTGCAAATAAATCAGCATAAGTTGTTCTTGATATAGCAGCGCCATTAGCTTTTATAAAATTTGTAGGGGCAGTGTTAGCTGCGTAATAAATTACTGTACCGGCAGGAACTGATGAACTTGATGAACTTGCAGCATCAGTAATTCCGTAGCCTGCTAATGTAGTTGGAGTACTTGTTAAATCAGAGAATGCTACATTAGCAACTACACCAGTAACCTGTATCCAATTTGACGCATCATTACTATAAATAAACAATTCTCCAGTTGCGCTGTCATCAAACCAAAAAGTACCATTTAAAGGTGCAGCTGGAGGCGTTGCGCCTATTGTTGAAAAAGAAGTGATTGATCCAGTAACTTGTATCCAATTTGATGCACTATCACTATAAATGAATAGTTCTCCGTCTGTTACATCGTCAAACCAAAAAGTACCATCTAAAGGTGCAGTCGGTGGTGTTCCACTTATAGCTGAAAAAGAAGTGATAGACCCTGTGACCTGTATCCAATTTGATGCGCTATCGCTATATACAAACATTTCGCCGGCTGTTACATCGTCAAACCAGGCTGTTCCATTTGAAGGTGAAGTTGGGGCTGTTCCACCTAATCTTACACTCCCGATTACTGACGGATCAACTGTTACTACTCCGGCATTATTCATTGTAACATCACCAGATAATGCTGCAGCAGTAAATCCCGCTCCGTTATTAATTAAAATTTGAGTATCTGTTAAAGTTTTTGCTGATATATCTCCAGCTGCAGCTCCGTCTCTAACTAGAATTGAATTGGCACCTGCATCTTGAATTTTAGCATATGTAACGTTATCATCTAGAATTTTAACAGTAGTAATAGCGTCATCGGCAATCATTCCAGTTTGCACTTGAGTCTCTGTTATAATTCCATTTGCAGTTGAACTTCCAAGAACTTTGTTTGCGCCTACAACATTTTGCATTTTAGAATACGTAACAACATCAGGTTGAATCGTAACAACACCATCATTTGCCATAAGAACATCTTGAGATAAAGCAGCGGATGTAAAACCATTGCCATTACCAATTAAAATTTGCTGATCAGTAACTTCTTTATCAGACAAAGCTCCGGCAGAATTTGCATCTCTAACTTTAATTGTATTTCCTGGTGCTGGGCCTATACTTAAACCATTTGAATCCTGGGTTAATCCAGTTCCAGCTAAAACAGTAAATGCGCCTGAAGAATCTCCACTAGTTGACTTAGTTATTCCAAGACCTGCTGTGTAGAGGCCTTTTTTATCAAATGCGTAATTTATAGCTTCTACAAAATCAGAATCATGACCAGTAAATTCAGAAGATAAATCGTCTAAATCACCTATCAAATTACTAAGAGCGTTTGTCTTTATTCTCCAAGTGTTAATAGTGTCACTTAAGTTTACAGTTATGCGTCTAGCCATTAAAATTATACCATTACTTAAATTTTATATTATACGAGTATTTATATATAAAAAAATATAAATAGTAGTGGTTAAAGGAGTTTAATATGGCAGAATTAACAACTAACATTAATTTTCTACAAAGTACACAGTTTAAAGTAATAATTGATAGAAAAAAATTCGGCAATTTAGAATTTTTTGCTCAATCATTTCAGCACCCCGGTGTTACAGTTACTTCTGCTCCAATGGCATATAAAAGAATTGCTACAGTTGGTTTACCAGGTGATACCTTAACTATTGATGAATTAGGTTTTGAAGTAATAGTAGATGAAAATATGAATTCTTACATCGAAATGTATAATTGGGCAAAATCTCAAACAGAAGATAGAAGAGGAATTCTTGGTGATAATCCTTTATATCGTGATATACCATCTCCAACAGATACACATGAAGCAGACATCACTGTTTTACTATTAACAAATTCTAACAAAGTTGTTAAAACAATAAAATATATTGATTGTGTTCCAACGTCGCTGAGTTCATTAAATTTTGCTGCAACTGTAGGTGAACCATCACAGGTTACATTCCAAGCCTCATTTAGAAATGAGTATTTTACTATAACTTGATGTATATATATTTTTATATTATGGAGAAATGATTTGTTAACACTTGAAAATATACTTGAAGAATGGCAGACTGACTGCGAAATAGATGAAAACAATTTAGATAAAAGTTCAATTGAAATAGCTAAGTTGCACGCAAAATATCTTGAAATGTTATCTATTACAAAACTCAAGCTAAAAAAGACAGAACTTAACCAAAAAATATTGCTTAAAGAAAAATGGCTTTATTATAATGGGAAGATGACTGAAGATGAACTTATCGAAAAAGGATGGGAATTTGATCCATTTCGTGGAATGAAAATCATGAAAGGTGATATGAATCGCTATTATGATTCAGATATAGATATACAACAGAGTGAAGAAAAAGTAATTTATTTTAAAACAACAGTGGAAACACTTACAGAAATAGTAGATACATTACGTTGGAAGCACCAAACAATTAGCAATATTATAAAATGGAAGATGTTTCAAGCCGGTGGATAGAATTTTACTACAAAAGAAAAATGAAGCTATGTTACTTATTGGTTGTGATAATGGTATTGCAATGGAATTGAGTGAGTATTTTTCGTTTTTTGTTCCAGGTTATAAGTACATGCCTTTATATCGTAATAAAGTCTGGGATGGTAAGGTAAGATTATTTAATCCCGCAAATTATGAATTGCCAGTTGGCCTATTACCATATGTAAAAGAGTTTGCTGAAAAACGTGATTACGCTGTTGAATATGAAGATGGACCATTTGGTCCTCCAGAATCATTTAATAAAATTGACGTTAAAGATATCATGGATTTTATTAAATCTCTTAATATTCATAGTAAAGGTAATCTTATTGAAGTAAGAGATTATCAATTTAATGCTATTTGTGAAAGCATTAGAAAAAAACGAGCAATTTTACTATCACCAACTGGATCTGGAAAATCATTAATAATTTATGTTTTGATGAGATGGTATATGGCTAATCACGATGAAAAGGTTTTAGTAATCGTGCCAACAACTTCACTTGTTCAACAAATGTTATCAGACTTTGATGATTATTCATCTCATGATGATAGCTTTTCTAAAGATGATTGTCATGCTATCTTTTCTGGTCAAGCTAAAATGAATATATCTGAAAACGTTTTTATTAGTACATGGCAATCAATATATAAATTACCTATGACGTGGTTTAGCCAATTTGGCGTTATATTTGGTGATGAGGTTCATGGATTTAAATCAAAATCATTATCTAATATTATGAACAAAGCTAAAACAACAGTTTATAGATTTGGTACAACTGGAACACTTGATGGAACTCAAACACATAAATTAGTACTTGAAGGATTGTTTGGAAAGGTAATGAAAGTTACTACAACTAAAGCATTACAGGATAAAGAGACATTAGCTGCTCTTGATATTTTTATTTTAAGATTAGAACACGCTGATGATGTTAGACAATTAATTAGTGGAAGTACTTACCAACAAGAAATAAACTTTATAATTGGAAATGAAAAACGAAATCATTTTATAAGAAATCTTGCTCTTGATCAAAAAGGTAATTCATTAGTATTATTTCAATTTGTGGAAAAACATGGTAAAATTTTATATGAATTAATACAATCTAAAGCTGATATAAATAGAAAGGTATTCTTTGTTAGTGGTGCAACTGAAGCTACTGATAGAGAAGCTATAAGAAAAATAACGGAGAAACAAAAAGATGCGATTATCGTGGCTAGTCTCGGGACTTTTAGTACAGGGATTAACATACGTAATCTTCATAATATCATTTTTGCGAGCCCATCAAAATCACAAATCAAAGTCCTCCAAAGCATTGGACGAGGACTCAGAAAAAGCGACAATGGAGTAACTACTAAACTATATGATATATCAGATGATATACAACATAAATCAAAGAAAAATTATACGCTGTTACATTCCGAAGAAAGAATCAAAATATATAAAAGAGAGCAATTTAATTTCAAAATATATAAAATAAAGGTTTAGAGTAATGATTGTAGATAACGTTAAACAAATCAAAATGGTAAATGGCGACGAAATTATTTGTGAAATTTTAGAAGAACTTGAAGATGATTTAGTTGTAAGATACTGTTTATTAATTGATAAGTTTAGAGCTCAGAGCAATGATACAGAACAATACACTACAACTTTATATGTTCTTAAACCTTGGATGACATATGTTGAACATAAAGATGAAGTGATTACTATTAATGCGTATCATTGTATGGCATTGTCTAATCCGCATACTGAATTACTTAAACAATATGAATTAGCTTTATCTAGAATAGTAGATATGGCAAATGAAGAAATTAGAGAAAAAGATTTAGTTCAATTAGATTTATTCGAAGAATCCGATCATCAGAATAAAAATGTAGTAACCTTATCATTTAATAAGACTTCGAAGAATAAGCTTCATTAGATACTACCTTCCCTTTAAAGAATACTCTTTATTATACCACATTTTTTGCGGTATGTAAACAGTTATTTTCAATATTTTAAAAATAAATTTATTTACAAACAACAAAAAATAGTTTATAATTATTAATATATTATGTGGAGATATAAACATTATGCCTAAAAAAACTAAAAATGTACATTATGTAAATAATGCTGAATTCTCATTATCAGTAGTCAACTATGTAAAAACTGTTTCTGAAGCTAAAGAAAATAACGATGTTTTACCAATTGTTCCTGATGATATTGCTATTTCATTTCTAAAAATAGCTGAAAATCTTTCACATAAGTCTAATTTTATACGATATACTTATCGTGAAGAAATGGTTATGGATGCAGTTGAAAATTGTCTAAAGGCTGTTGAAAACTATAATATTGATGCTAAAACTCGATCA